ACATTACTATCAAAGGAAACAGCAAGAGCATTTGAGAGAATGCTAGGAATAGCGTCCTCTGTTTTCTGCTTACTGTCTCCATTAACAATACCTACAGACTCCATAAGGGCGTTGTAGATTGCTTGCTTCTTACACCACTTCTCCGTAGTATCTTGCATCCACTCATCAGTACCTGTTACATCATCAAATGACAAGAGAATGGTACGGATGTTTTGGACATCAGTTTCAGAGAGATTATTACGTGCCTCTACCTCGATTCCAAGTGCTTCTTTAGATGGGCGAGCGTTGTACTTGACCATGTATTGGGCAATCTCCTCAAAGAGGACTCGCTCTGATGAATCGTGGAAATAGTCAGGTTCAATAAATGGAATGACTTTGCGTGAGTAGTTTTCATTGTATACTAATGATCTTAGAATAAGGTTTTCAATTCGTTCCATTAAATGTCCTGTTTAGTTTCCATAAGAGTATGTTCCGTTAGCAATAACCTCAAGCTTTTCCATCACCTCTTCAGTGAAGTATAGCTCAGGTTCTTTGAGAATAGCTTTAGCGTAGATCTTCTTACCATCACCCATATCGTAACGTCCTGCGACATTCTTCCATAAACCACCTGCTTCACCTAACTCCAAGAGTCCAAAGTACTTGTCTAGTCCACGCTCATCATAATAGAGACGGACACCGACTTGCATATTCTCTTTACTTAAACGCGACTTAGCAGTCTTTGCCTTGATAATGTTTCCAACAATCTCTGTTCCATCCTTCTCTTTCTTCTTTGAGAGATGAATGATAGTAGAAGCAGCATACTTAAGACCAGAGCCACCACCCATTTCTTTTGTAGGAACATAAGCACCGATAACATCATAAGTGTGGTTGGTAACGAGCATTGGAATCTTAGCTTGACCCAGCTTCAATGTTAGCATACGGAATGCCCCTTTGATTAGCTGTGATTTGGTCATATCGCGGACTTGCTTATCGTCTAGAGCATCGTTGATCTCCTTATTAGTGGAGAGCATACCAAGGGAGTCTAGCACAAACATACAGGGCTTACGGTCTGCCTCTGGTGATTTTTGATACATATCAACAATCTTGAGTGCCTTGGTGCGGAACTCTTCAATCGTTACGACATTGACGACAGCCAGACGGCTGAGGTCGATACCACGTGATGATAGAAGTGACTTATTGACTGCTGCTTCAGTATCAAAATAAATGCAAGATGCATCGGGATTAGAATCCAGAAAGTTCTTGACGACGGCGAGTGAGAAAAAAGTCTTACCAGTAGAGCTTTCCCCAGCAATAGCAGTAATTTTGTCACCAGAAACGCCACCGTACAAAGACCCAGATACAAGAGCATTAAAGATGAAGGAACCAGTGTCCACAAACGTCTCGGTTTCGTCAATGTCTGACGCAATCTTAGAGTAGTCACCACCAATTTCATTTACAATATCCTTTAAGAAATCCATAATTAATGTTTAAAAATCAAATTTACCGAAAGGGCTTTCACCCTCACCATTCTTATACTTGTCTATAGTATCCATAATAGATTCACTAGACTCAATATTATCAATAGAGCAGATAATCTTTGCGATAGCTTCGCAAATCAAGGGACGTTCATTTCTAGCAGCATAGGCTAGAGCATTTCTGAGTGAGCCTTGTGCCTCCTCTAAAGACTCCGTTACACTCTTAGACAGTGCCATTAGATTCTCTCCTAAGTTGATAGAGGTATTCTAGCACATCAACACGAATATTGATCAGCTCATCCAAACATTCTTGCTCCCTAGCCTGGGTCCTCAAATCTTCATCAACCTTAATGACTGATTCTATAAAAAGGTCAAGGGCTAGTAGTTCTGTGTCATTCATATTTTTATCCAAAAAACGATTCTAATGTAACTGTTTTCTCGGAATGCCAACCAATTGAATCAAGAATGATTTTTAGTGGTTCCAAGAAACTTTTACTAAACTGTAAGTCATAATCAATATACTTCTCCAAGTTTAGCTCTTTAGGGAAGTCTGAGATGAACGATATAACATTCTCTCCGATCTTATTGGGAACTTTAAGGTAGCAGAACTTAATCTTCTCACCATTACCAATCAGAGAATACTTCTTATCCAAACCATTAGCTTTAATGTGATGATTGAATAGAAGTGCTCCACGACAATGAATAGGAGTACCTTTAGCATATATGCTGGAATGTGACCTGTATTTAACAACATCACTAACACCACGGGGAAATGCGATTTGCTCTGGTGGGAGCATCTTAAATTGAAGACGGCAGCTATCAATATAATCAATAACCTCATCCTCGGTGCCCACCATAACGAGCTTGAGTGCTTCTTTAATCATTGACCTACAAGGAGCAGGAGTAGATGATTTAACTGCCTCAATACCCATCATTTTGAGCTTAGGTTGGGCATAACGGACACCCTCACTATCCCATACGTTCAAGATATAACGCTTCTTGGCGGTCCAAATACCACGGTCTGCGATATTCTCTCGCTTCATCTGCATCTTCTGATCGTATGCGTTGACATATGTAGCTAACTCCTGGTAGGAAGCATCAATAAAAGGTTCAATCTTTGCCTGACAGAAACCATCAAGGGCATTGATAACCTTCTCTTTACCAACATCCTTTCCAGCAAACACCCTATCTACAATAGGACCAACGTGAAGATAGATGGAGTCAGTATCAGATGCGATTACATAATCAACACCTTCAGTCCCAAGAGTTTTATTCATAAACGCATTCATCTTATTCTCAATCCAACGAATAGATGTCTGACCAGATAGAGTAATAGCCTCTGCGTTTTTTAGCTTGAAATACCTGAAGTATTGATTACCAATAGCACCATAAGCACTATTAAGAGAAATCTTCTTCGCCATTTGAATGTTGTTACAGCGGGAGATCTCCTTTTCAAGTGCTTTAGAAGGCTTCGTCTCATTGAGCTGCTTGGCTGCGAGCATTCGCTTCTTAAAGGTAACACGTTCTGCATACATCTTCTCCATTAGTTCGGGCAACATTCCTTTGACTCGCTTGTAGATTGCTCCATTAGCAGTCATAGTCCAGTCAAGTACCTTCAACGGAGATAAGTCTAGCTCCATATTCAGAACCTTATATACATTGATTTTACTAGAAAGCTCCCGAACCTGTACCATAGCGTCAAGTTTAGCTTGATCATATGATGTATCCTCCTGTGCTTGATAAATCATCACATTAAGATCATCCATAGTAATAAGCGTCTCAGGAGAGATCGAATACTGCATAATCAAGTGTGGATATAGTGAGTTAAGGTCAAAGCTGACTACGTAGTCATACTTACCCGGCTTGGGCTCCTTAACATAAGCACCAGCATACTTGGCATCCTTATCAACTTTTACCTTGGGTGGAATAACAACCTTCTTATCTCGTAAGTAATTATAGATAATAGTATCCCACATACGTACTTGATAAAATACGTCACGGAAATTTACCTTGGCATCAAATGCCATAGTCAATGCTAGGTCAATAAGTTTCATCTTATCTTCCAAGCGGTCAACCAACTCCACGTCAATGATGTTGTATTCAACGAACTTCTGCCAACCTTGAGTGTAGAAGTCTTTGAAGGTCTCAAACTCACTATGATCTAGCTTCTTCTGACCCAATTCAACATCAGCAATATGGTCTAGGCGATAGCTCTCTTGGTTGGTATATGTGAACTTCTTGTAAAGGTTAAGATAATCGAGTTGAGTTACACCGGCAATATCAAAGTATAGTTTCTCTTGCCCTTTGATAAAGTGCTTCTCGTCAGACACAAGCTTCCAGGGGGACAATGTTTTCATTGTCTTGGTACCCAATAACTTCTCAATACGATTACAAAGATATGGAATATCATAATACTCCAAGTTCCAACCAGTAACAACATCAGGAACATCCTGTGTCCACCAGTCTAGGAATGAATTTAGAAGATGATACTCATCATAACAGGGACGGAAATCTACATTACCTTGCTTGTTATTAAATTCACCGTGCTTGGTCTGCCCCCAAGTAATTATTTTCTTAGTGTTGTAATCCTGGACGGTGATAAGTAGAACTTCCTCGGCGGCAGACTCTGGGTCTGGGAATCCGTGTTCGGTCTCAACCTCAATATCAACAGTAACCATCTTCATCAAAGATGCGTCAAACTTGATCTCACCTGGATAATTCTCGGCTAGGAATTGGAAAATAAAACGCTCGTTACCATAGACATTAAAATTTTCAACTTCATCATACCTTTTGATGAACTCGCGACACTCTTTAATTGTTCCTGGCTTTAATGGCTCAACATTTTCACCGTCTAAAGTCTTCCACTCACTATCTTTCTTGGAGGATACGAATAGTGTGGGGGAAAAATTCTTTCTAACATTGAATCGTTCTCCGTTTTCATATCCCCTAAAGAGGATAGAGTTTCCATACATCTGGACATTCGTGTAAAACTTGTTCTTAGCCATTAATCACCAATAGTAACGAGGTATTCTGCGAGGAGTTTGGTGTCTGGAGTCACCATAGTTAAAATGTTATCAGACAAGATAGCCATCTTAGTATCCTGTGTGATGCGCTTGCCTGGAAAGCGAGTCATCGACTTTTCCAAGTCTTCACTAGATTGGTCGTACAGAACTGGATCAATCATAACACAGTCTGGCTCTCCAATCTCGTGTTCGGGGACCTCTTCTAACTTCGTCACAATAATGCGACCATCCTTTAGTAGGAGAACTCTAATCAACTCATCCATTATTCTTATGCTCAAAGTAAGTGTCAACTAGACTATCTAGTGGTTGTGTTTTTGTGATGATTCTGGATTTAGGGATAGTAAAGATTCTATCTTTAGATAAAGGTAGCCAAATATCATATGATACAGAGCTACTATAGTTACCATCAACCATAGCGGTTGATTCTATAATAACAAGTAATGGATTATCTAGAATGTATGAATCACCCGTGATTGTTTCTTTATATTCAGAAATAATAGTTGTACCGTCCAACAACAAAAACATTGTTACATTTGGCTCACATTCAGTCTCACTATCACTAATATCAACTAGTGGAGTGAGGTCTTTATTGAAAGAAGACATAGTGTATCTTGGATCCTCACTGGCTCCTCTGTCATAATTGTTATTCATAAAATTCTGTGGCTCATAGCATTATAGCACATAAAAAGGGGGCTGCCCTGCTTTTTGACAGGACCCCCCAGTGCGACGATATTTTAGAGAAAATAGTTCTCAATACTATTTATAACCAGTCCTTACGCTTCTGATGATCTGGTATGACTCTCCTCAATTCAACAATCAATACACCATCAGTATAGTCAACGCTTTCAATAATAACATCATCAGAAATAGTCCATACTCTGGTAAAGTCCCTAGAAGCTAAACCTTTGTGGACGTATTCAATTGCCTCATCATCACGGGTGCTATGTCCCTCAACGAATAGCTTATTGTTTTCAGTAAATACCTTTACTTCTTCTTGTTTGAATCCTGCCAAAGCAACTTCTAATCGGAAAGTAATGTTACTTGTTTTGATTAGGTTGTATGGGGGATAGTTCTGGGTTGATTCGTGGACGGCACCCATTCGGTGTAGCCATTCATCCATACCAATAGTATATTTTTCGATGTCCCTGACGAACTTGTCGAGATCACCTGCTCCGTACATTTTCATTTGTTTCTCCTCGTAAGCGAGATATAGTGTGTGGTCCCCGAAGGCAACCAATACTATTTATATTTACAGGCATCAAAAAAGGGGCTCGGAAACCCGAACCCCTTAACATTATCAATTATAATATAGTATTTAGTTTTGTATCCTAACACAAGAGTATAAGACTCAGTATTATTTATAATAAAAACAGAATTGGGTTACAAGTATTTACATTAAATGTTATGGTTTTAAGACTTACGTCCACCAATGTTATACTTGGGCTCCAAGATCCATTCACCCTTCTCTTTATATGAGAGAACTTTGATCTGATTTAATGGAGCAATGTCATAGATACGTTCTTCATCAGCGATTGT